AATCATGCCAATTGCATCAATTTTTTCAATGATCGAAGTGACGAGATTCTCAGGAATTGCATTCGAAGTGTCAGACGTTGCTGTTGCATCACGCATTTCCTGAGGAATCGGAGTGCCACGGGTCACAAAGTTCGCAAACGCAACACGCTTTTCAATATTATCCTCCTTGGGAATTACACTGCGTGTGCCATAAGAGCCAAGTGCGATTGCTCTTGCATTTCCGCCATTAGTATCCTGGCTGCTTGCACTGTTTCCTGCGCCATCGCCCTTGTCCTTGTCATCATCCTTATCATCCAGCTGTTCCAGCTGGGTCTTGGCATCGTTCAATTCTTTCAGAACCTGCTCCAATGTTTCGCCAAGAGAACGCAGCTCATTCACATCGTTCGACGCCTTAGAGCGCTCGTGCAGATTGTTGATTTTTTCCTGCTTCTCCTTGATAATCTTTTTTAGATACTCTCTAAAAGTCATCTTCTTGCCTCCATAAAAAAGTTTTCAAGTCTCTTTCTTTCCAATTCGATTGCATCAGTGTCCACTGATTTTGCACGTTTTCCGCTATCCAGCGCATTTCTGGCATTCTCCAACGCCTTTTTGTCACGTGCTTGTATCTCAGTATCTTCATACGCCGGAAAAGTTACGGCAGATACTTCAACAACGGTACTTATCGCTCGGATATGCCGTGTCGGCTTATCCGAATCAAGGTTGTCCCATGTATCCGAGTCAACGGCAAACATAAAAGACATCCCAGAAATATCGCCACGCTGCACAGCAGAGTACAACGCTCTTGCTTCTGCATTGTTTTCAATATCCAGATCAACACGAATTTTCATGCCATCTTTATCAACCGAAAGCTGCATGGTGGAGTTGTCATTGTTCCTCCTGCTGCGTGCCAGCGGTATTTTACTTGTATCGTGATTGACAAGGAAGCGCACATCCGTAAGGTCTGCATGATCTAGCGCCCCTCTGTCAATAACCTCGAAGAAATCAAAAAGATCCGTTTTGGATTCGTACACAATAGGAGTTCCAGTAATGATTGCTCCATGCTTCTCATCCTGCTCTGCACGTACCTCAAACGCATAATTTCTGCGAAGCATCTCTTTTTTAACTTTCCCCATCTCCATCACCCTCCTGTATTGCTCCGACGCCAAGGTTCTGCATTTGATAATCATTCACAATGCTTGTGTCAATGTAGTTCAGCGACTGTTTTCTTTTTCCGTTGAGTTCTGGCAAAGGACGCATACCAAACATCACACGAATTTCGTTATCATATGCCGCCCCTCGATCGCCAAGAATTTTTGCAAGTTCAAGCTTTTGCGTGGTTGTCATAAAGATCAGCTCTTCCGCATAGAAAACAATCTTGTTTCCATATCCAAGATTTTCACGGCTTGAAAAAATTCCTTTTGTAAAACATTGCCCAAGCTTTATGACGATCGGTTCAAGCGTCTTTTGATAAAATGCCTCATATTGTTCCTTTGTGTAATCTCCGGTTAAAATGCAAAGAGGAACGCCAAAATTCCGTAAAATTTTTTCATCAATAAACTTCAAAGTGTCTGGATCAACGACTTGGAGATTTCTTTGAATCGGAATAAATTCTGATTTTAAATCAGTTCCAAGGATGCCATTTTCCGAATTTTTCAGCTTTTTTTCAAATTCCTTGATGGAATTTTCGGCAGTTCCATCATCGATGATTGTGTTATACTTCACAATACCATTCACAGCGAAACTGCTTTTTAATGCTTTCCCGACACCCTGCAAAAGAATATGATTCAGTTTCAGTGTTTCAAGCAGAGAACTGTGATCTGGCTGACCGAGTTCGTTACCTCCCATGTAATCATTCACTGAGAAATTAAGCCGAATGTGAATCAAATCATCATATCGGATAAAGTCGGATACATAGCCATTGTTAAAATGAAACTTTATCAGAAGATTGCCTGTTGGGTCTTCGAAAAAGCTTACTGTACTTGGTTGAATGGGATAAAGTGCTGTAAGCTTTCCGTTTTCCCTGACTGGTAAAATAAAGCTGTTATAATTCAAGAAGAGATTCCATGCGATCTTTTCCAAAAAGTCAGAGGTCGACATGATCTCATTTGGCTTATCAAGCACATCCTGAATGCTACTGTCCTGCGGGATACTGTCTACGCCACCAACAATTCGGACGTGTGTTGGATTGAGCTTCGAGATTTCCCGCACGATACACGAGATCGCCTGCTGCACCACATCCGAAGCATAAATGTTGTTTCCGAACTGCGAAAAAATGGGAGCTTGTCCGTTCATCATTCGGGCATACAAAGCATTGCGCTTCTTTTCCTCGTACTTTTTCTTAAAATTATCAAACAGCCCCATTTCATCACCTCATTACATCGCTTCTATACCGCCGATACATCTCGTATGCGATAATCAGCGTGACAGCTCCATCGATTCTCTTCGACGGCTGCCCGTCCACTTTTACAGCTTGTACGTTCCCAAGGTTGTCCATCTCCATGGCTGCATTCCCAAGGCACCAAGCATCAATTTCATTCTGATTGTAATTCACATTTCTTGCTTTCAGATCAGCCTCGCATAGTTTCATTGCATTCGACAGTGTCAGCTTGTTTTGCAGCACAAGTTCGCTTTCAAAACCATACTCTTCCATGCGACGCAAAAACTCTTTTGAAAAGCGAACGTCATATCCGCATTTGTAAAGCCGAAATCCATACTCTTTGTATAGCTGGAAAAACCAGTCTGCAACGAGTGTCAGGTCTATGTCATTGCCATCACATATTGTGAGAAGCCCTTGCTTTGCCCATTCTTTATACTTTGCTCCTGCTTCTGTATCGTCTGAATTTTCCAGCTTGCTTTCCGGTATCCAATAGTGAGAATGGATGTACTTGGTTTTCATTCCCTTTTTGCAGATCAGGATTTTTGCGCTTGTCATATCCGTGGTTTCTGACAAGTCAACCGCTCCCAAGCACAACGCATTGCGGAACGTTTCTAAATCATAAACCGCCTCATACTTATAGTCCTCAACGCCAAGCCAAGCCTGTACGCTGTTTTGCTTGAAATTGAAATCTTTGGACAGCACAAAGATTCTGTCGCTCTTGCTTTTGCGTGCCATATCAATCTGGGTGCGAAGATAATCCCATTTCTTGACGGTTCCGAGCGATGGATTTGATTTCTGCCAGCTTCGCTCATCCGCCCATACCTCCTGCTCGCTGTCCTGCGTATAAAGCCATGGCAAAAGACGTTCGGCAGCAACTCCGGTATCCTCCCCATGAATCACTCGCCTGCAATCTCTCAAAATCTCATCCAGAGCTCCGTCTACAACGAAGCCCTCCGTTGTAATGATAATAAGCTTCGGATTGTCTTTCAGACTCTGTGACTGCTCTATCGATTTCAAAATAATGTTCGTTTTCATTTCATGAACTTCGTCCACTACAGCAAAATCGATGTTACGCCCTTCCTTGTTTCTTGTTCTGTCAGACAGCTTAAAAATCTTGGAGTTTGTCGCAAGGATACGAATGCATCGCTGATTTTTCCGTGTATCTTGCTGATTTGGGTCAATCATCAAGCGCATTGTGTCGATGGCATCGTAAAGAATAGATGCCTGAGAATCATCATTGCTGGAACAAACAAGATCGGCGCCCTCATTGCCCACGATCGATTCTGTCAAGGTCAATCCGGAGCAGGTTTCACTCTTTGTGTTTTTTCTGCCGATCAGCAACACGATTTTCTGAAAACGATCGATGTGTCTTTCAAACCCAGAGGGATCGATATACGTTTTATCAGCAAATTTAAAACTATAAACCACTTCGATAAGCGCTTTTTGCCACTTCATGAGTTTCATCGGCTTCCCGTAAAAAGGAGACTTTGTGAGCCGGATGCAGTTTTCCATAAAGTCTATTCGTGTTTCTGCATCTGTGGTGTCATATATATACCGAGGGTTTCTCATATCGGTGATGAGATTATCAAGTTCTGTGATAAGTTCAGCACCTGCAATTATTTCGCCACTCCCGATTGCTTCTCGGTATTCTAGTAGGTAATTAGACATTATTTTTTCTCATCTGATTCAGATACTGCCGCAGTGGTGATTCCTCTGTTTCATCGCATTTTCCAATCGCACTCAAAACAATCTTGATACAGTTATTGTATTGCTGCAATAACACTTTGTATTGCCTCGCCGCACATGTTTCTCTGTGCTGATTTTGGTTTTTGGGATTTGTTTCAATAAAAGGGAGCTGTTTCAGCTGTTCCAGCTTCAGTTCCAGAAAAACGATTTCGCCGATCAGTTCGGATACGACCGTTCTCACAGATTCCTCCAAATCGTCTGCCAGTTTCCGCAATTCTTCTTCTCTTGTCACGCCAACCCCTCACTTTTCAAAATTTCAGAAAAAACTTTTGGAAAAATCTCAAAAATTCACTTTCTGCGAAAATTACGTATTCCCTATGCAATCCCCTTTGGGCATTTTTTCAGCTGGGTAGGGGGGGAGTATTTTTCAAACCAATCTTGGATATACTGTGTTTCTGCACCAGCCGCTTTTGCACGAACCAAGCATGTTTCCATCGGTGTATCAATGAACACTGATTTATTAACACCAAGCACCTCTGCCGTCCGTTCTCTTTGTCCGCTTGATGGA